CCGGCGGCAGAAGTCGCAGAAGTCGTCGACGACGACGACGCCATGTGACGTAACCACAATTTCAGCCATGTTTCTCCACGTTCAAGACAACGCACTGCCCGAACCACTGCTACGCAGAGTCGCCAACGACGCCAACTTTTTCCCGGCGGACATGTCACTTCACGACAACATCGGCGAATACCTCAACAGCTACCACGATGTCGAGTGCGACTGCTACGCGCCCTACATGTTTTGGGACGGATGGATCAAATCGCCTGCCGACACGCTCCGCAAACAGGTCATCCAAGTCTTATGGTCGCAGCCCGGACTGCTCCCATTCCCAATCGAGGAAGTCGCCGGATTCGAATACTGGACCAGAACTTTCGGAGTTGGCCAATACCTCGGCGTCCACTGCGACGAAGACACCTTCCAGTACGCCAAAGATCGCTACTACCGTGGACCAGCAATCGGCTGCGTCTGGTACGGCACCAGCGAGTCGACCGGCGGGTTCCTCGAGCTCCACGCCACCACGATCCCCGAGGGAAAAGATTCCCTTGAACGGGAGCAGCTCGACCCGCTAATGTCGCCACCAGAGGAACGTGAACGGATCATGTATCGGCCGAACCGACTGGTCGTGTTTGATGCCGGGCACCGACTCCACGAAACGACAACAACTCTTACTGGACAGCGTCAGGTCATGGTCGTCAACGTATGGCACCGCGACAACCCGCCGAGCGCACTCGACACAGGCGAATTTTTCTACGAATGACTTTCGTTACCGGACGGATAACTGAGCTACATCTCGACCGAGCACGACGACGAGCGGCCGAATACCCGGTGCTTCCCGGTTCCCATCGCGGCGTCGCAGCCAACGAAATCGGGGCACTTGGAGAAGTTGTCGCCGAAGGCTGGCTGGCCAAAAACGGGGTGCGGTTCAAATCAGTTCGGACTACCCGAACAGACCTCGTGCTGTCAGATAACTCAACGCTAGAAATCAAAACGAAAGATCGGACCGTCGCCCCAAAACTCGACTACGAGGCGAGCATCCCGCTGTACAACCACGACCACCAGCAGCCCGACTACTACCTGTTCGTGTCTCTCGAACGCAAACGTGGTCAATCTTCAAACCTTGCGAACTTTCACACCGCGCACATTGTGGGCGCCTCCAGTGTTAGGCGGATGCACCAGCACGGGAAAGTCTGGAAGGCCGGGGAAACCGACCCGGACAACGGGACCACGTTCTGGACAGACTGCCTGAACATAAAAATCGGAAAATTGGTGGAACCTGAAATTGCGCTGCTACACTGGCGCGCATGAATACTAACGAACTACTCGACTTCCAAGATCGGCTCCGCGGCTTCGCCCACAACAAGGGCGGCGATCCTGCCGACGACGCCGCAGAAACCATCTCGATCTGCCTCGAAAAAGGCTACGACAAGCTGCCCGACGACGAATTTGTACGTGTCGCGTTTACGATTTGCGGCAACCTGATCAAGAACCGTTACCGGCGCAAAAATCTAGACAATAAATATTTTCCCGTCATCGCGTCAGTCGACAGCACCACTGATGACACATCCGACGCCTCGTTCTTCGACCTGATCGCCGGACTCGACAAACTCGAACAAAAGATCCTAATCCTCAACATGGTCGAGGGCCTCCGGATGCACGAAGTGGCAGAACGCGTCGGCCTCACGTACGGGATGGCCCGCAAGGCAAAGATGATCGCTATCGCGAAGCTTCGCGACCAACACATCGCCTCGTAGTAGTCTCGGCCAGATGAGCCGAAATGTCCCCGAATACGACATTGCGAGTCATCGGCAACCGCTAGGCGACGCATTTCTTCCTTGGCCTGAAGTGCCCGGGTGTGGACGTGAGTTCCGCAAGGGGCTGATGCGCTACGAAGATGTAGGCATGTTTTATAGCTATGGGCCCGAGTGGCATCACGGGATTCTTGGGAGCGACAGCAATGGATTCCTGCCCAACTGCTATTACCGCGTGAATTCAGATGGCATGCACTGGGATGAATATGTACACAATCCTGATGTGCTTGCCCTCGGATGCTCAGTGACGGCCGGCGTCGGATTGCCCTACGAATACACGTGGCCAAGCATCTATCGGTACGTAGTCGGGTGCTCGGTCAACAGCGTTGCCCGACCCGGTGCATCAATCCAAACGATGGTGAAGTCCGCATTTCATCACATCAAACATTACGGTGCGCCAAAAAAGATCATGATGCTTATTCCTGACGCTATGCGTTACACATTCCTACATCCTGTAAAAGCAAACATAAACAGCACGCCAAAAAAGTCAATTTTGTTTTGGGATAAGAAGCAGTATTCGTATGTTGAAGGTGGCGACAACTCGCCGCCATTTATTTATAACGACGACAGAAAAATTCCCATTTTGCCATCGCCGGATTTTCTTGTTGAACAAAATTTGTCAAGCTTGGAAAGCCTCGGATATTTATGCGACATTCTGAATATAGACATCGTCCTTCATTTCAACAGCGAAGCCTACGGAGCTCAATTCCAATCTCTCGGCTGGACAGTCATAAATCGAATCAGCGAAAAAAACTATACGTTCGAGCCCCAAGGACAAAACCACGAACTTTTCTGGCATTCAGGCTGGGACACAACAACAGAAACCGCCCACTCCCCCCACCCCGGACTCGAATCACACCTCATCTGGGCATCAGAATTCATCGGTCAGGAAATTCAGCCAGACGAATGGAAAGACATCACACCATGGGCTCGAGCGCTCTTCGATCACGACATCCCGCACCCCGTCCATGACAACAAATCTTCCGGCAACTCAACATGAACCCGGACCCAATCCTCACCCCATGGATAGCCAGACTGGGCGACTCAACACTGATCTCAAACACGGACTGGCCCTACTCGCCACACCATGCAGAACCAAGCGAACTGGCCATCGACCATGAAAGCGGAATCCGCTGGTCGACCGACGCGTCCGGCTTGCCGCACCGCGAAAAAATCGCATACCAATACAACTCGCACGGCCTTATCGGCCCAGAACTTCACGACGCCCCAGACACCGTCACCCTTGGATGCTCAATGACCAACGGGATCGGGGTTCCTCACGATTTCACGTGGCCCCAGATCGTCGCCCACCTAACCGGAGAAAAAGTAAACAACATCGCGGAACATGGACAGTCCGCCAGCCAGCAAACGTTCTCTCTGTTCGGACACAATGCGAAACTGGCACCGCCGAAAAAAATTCACTTCCTCGTCCCGGCACTCGACAGGCTGTACTTCCTCACGTCTGAACGACAGAGCACCACGATTCATTACAATCCGTCTGATCGCACTTACACCAACCCGAGCTCAGGCAAACCATACGTGTATCAGTCGATTGACGGACAAACATCACTACTGCCGATCGATTTAGCCATTCATCAAAACCTGCTAGCCGTCGAGCAACTCATTCTTTATTGCCGAGCCCACAATATTGAGCTAAACATAAACTCGTGGTCAAAGACAGCGTTGGAATCACTGGTAATGCTGTACCCCGAGCTGAACATTTTGGGACATTCTGAATATTGGGTCCAAGACGGAAGCCCCAAGCACATCGAGGACTCCCGGCAATGCAAATGCGGGCTTCGCCCACAAAACCAATATCAGGAGTCATTTTGGAGCATGGGGAAAGACGCCGCACCGCATCCCGGACTTCACATGCAGATCCACTGGGCAGAACTTTTCCTCGGCGTCGAAATCCGCAACACAGACATCAAACACATCGAACCGTTTTGGTGCGGCACGAATATCGAAAACCAGATCGACTAAGGTGGCACCGTGCGCGACGAAATAGAAGACAGAACATATTTTGATGCGGGATACAACTTTGTCCATCTTCGAAAGCCCACAACTCAGCAGTTTTACAAATGGCCCGAAGCTGAAAACGAGTGGAAATACTTCCGCAGCTTCCTTCGCGAAGACCAAACGACTGGAATTACTTACAGCAGAGGTCGGGAATGGCACTTAGCGATCAGCGACGAAGAAGATGGAGCGATCCCCAACGTCTACTACAGGGTTAATTCTGATGGTCACCACTGGTACGAGTTTGAACACAACCCTGACGTTGTAGCTCTTGGCTGCTCAACAACAGCAGGAATGGGAATCCCAATCGAATACACGTGGCCGTCCCTGTACCGTCATATCACTGGGGAAACCGTCAACAACATTGCCCGTCCCGGCAACAGTCTGGCGCGAATGGTGTACATTTTCTTTCACCACATCAAGCATTACGGACTACCAAAAAAAATTTTTGTTCTTTTGGGTGACCCCGTCAGATACTGGTTTCAGGGTCGCTATCAGAATTCCCCGGATGCGCAGCTTGGTTTGGCCAACGAGCATGTAATCCAGTTTGCGCATGATGCCGGCGTCTACGTGGACGCCCATAGCGGGAGGCCGTGGGTTCTGAATGATTCGCTTGGAAACAGGGTGATGCTTTCCCCGGATCTCGTTGTTGCTGAAAATCTGCGTGCGTTTGAACATTTGCTGTTCTTTGCTGAAGCGATGGGGATAGAAGTTCAGCTTCAACTGATCTCATCGGCTCATGCTGATCGGTTTGAAGAGATCGACTATCCAGTTGTTCGACGTATCCCATTCGACTACTATCCTGTTGACGACACGCAAAAACTGTTTTGGAAATACGGTTTCGACTTCAAGGTGGGGGTTTCGCACGACCCGCACGATGGTCTTTGGCCTCATCTGAGTTGGGTGTCCGCATTCCTTGGTCGTCATGTCTCTCTGGACGAGCAGACGTCTCTGACATGCTGGGCAGAACACCTGTTCGATCACACTGTCCCAAAGTGTGAAGGCCGGCACTGATGTTGTAGGACGGCGAATACTGGTGTATATTTGACCCATATCCGATTATGGTTGGTCGGATGTGTTGGTAGGGGCCCCCGCCGGGTTGTTGGTTTCCCGGCGGGGGTTTCCATTTTCCGGGCTGCCTCTGATTCTGTTGCTGGTGATGTGCTCCATGTCTAAGAAGACGTCGGAGACCCCCGGTTCACTCGGACATTTTGGAAAATTTCTGGATTATTTCCGGAAACCCCACGGAGACCAGCCAGAATTCTTGCGGATTGCGAGCCCGGCACGCAGATTGGTCTCCGGGTCGTACAGTTCGTCGCAATGCTCCAAGATGCCTTGGGCCTGTAGCCAACCCTCCGGCCAGTAGCGGGTCGGCTTACACCAAAATTGGTTCAGCTGCATCAGGCCGTTCGAGCCACCCATCGGATCGTCCGGGTTGTGTCGGTCCGGGAAACAGCGCGACTCACGGTATATGGTGTACGACAGCTTGGGAAGCTCATCTTCTGCCCACCCGACCTGTCGGGCCAGATTCATCCAACCGTCGCACCGCCAATCCGGGCTGCTCTCCCTGTACGGGGGCAAGTACGGTTCGGTGCGTGCCGGGTCCGCCATCACAGCCTCCCAGTTCGGGTCGAGCGTCAGGCCTTCGGGGACGTGCCCTCCGGTGGTCTCCTCGGACCACGAGAACTCACCGATCGGTTCGCGGCGCTCGTCGCCATGCGAGATCGGCTGCTCCGGTCGGACCGAGTAGATGCGGACCGAGCGGACAGGTTCCGGTGGTGCCGGTTCGTACGCGGTCAGCGTCCAGTTGTGCGGCGGCACGAACTTGTCGTCCGGTCGGAGTTCGGCGGCGAGTGCGGTCGCGCCGATCAGGCTTGTGGCAGATATGGCTAGCGCGGCTGCGCTTCGAATGATTGGGTGCATCAGCGTCTCCAATACGGTTCCCAGTTCGCGGTCGGCGACTGGTCAGGGTCTACAGGTGCGAGGTTGCCGGACACGTTGAGCCGGTCTTCGGTTGACGTTTGGCGTTCGGTGAAATGCCAGACGAACGAGTTGAACACGATCAGGGCGCCCGGTTCGACAGGCACCGAAATGCAGGTCTCCACCGTGTGGCAGTAGCCGACGTGGAACACAAGGTCGGCGGAGCCTTCCGGTGCCAGCGGGTAGTAGGCGAACGAGTAGTACTCGAGCGGATTCATATGCGAGTTCATCCGGTGGTTATGAGCCACGATCGACTGGGTCGGTCGGGTCTGAATCGACCAAAGTTCGGTAATCCGGTATTTGCGATCGAAATTGTTTGTGACAGCTTCTTCGATTGCTCGTTCAAGCACGTCGATTTCTGGTGTGCGCGGGGGCAGCACATCTTCGTAGTAGGTGTGGCTGCCGCCGGACTCCAACCATGCCGTGTTGGCAGGGTCAACCGGCTGACCCTTGGTCAGGATTTGCTCGGCGATCTTGGCGTTGTCGACGTCGGTCAGAACTGTTTTGAACGCGCGAAGATCAATAAGTGGAATTTCAGTAAACATATGAGTCACCCCCTTGGTGAGACCATCAAGTTTACCATTCTGTTACGACGATGGCTACCGCGTCTGGGTGGTACGATCCGTCCATGACGTTCGACGAATGGCTCCAAATTGGTATCGACAGCAAATGGTGCGGCCCCGCGGTGTGCTCCACGCACGACGGCATCCCCATGTCGCCCGCGGAAGACGACGAATGGAACGACGGGATGGACCCGTGCCATCACGTTATCCGGCTCTACGAAGATGAAGAAATCGCTGACGCCATCAACCACTCGTTCACCCCGTACAACTGGCGAACATCATGGAAACTGCCGACATGATGCGGGTCAACGTTGGACCCGGCATGTGGGCCATCCAGACAATGAGCGAAGCGCAAGCCGACCAGATTGGCCGCGGCGTCACCCACGACCCCAGCTGGAAACGTAAAAATCGGCACCCGATCGACCATGGTGCCGGTGTCAATGTTCGCGACATCGTCGACCGGTCGCTCGGCAACCTGATCAACGACCACGCCCGCAAACTCGCCCTACTCGTCGAAGAGTTGTACGACACCAACATTCGTCTCCGCTCCACCTACATCCAGAAATGGGATCACAAACACGGCGAAACCGTCGACGTGCCCGGCGGAGGAAAAGGTTGGATCAGCGTCACCCCGCTCGAAAATGCGATCGCTCCATCTGGCGGCCTGCACTTCCCCGAGTTCGGTATCACCTACGAAGGCATCAAAGGACGCACCCTGTTCTTCCCGAACTGGTATGAACGCACCGTGCTGCCCGTCACCATGAGTTTCACCACAATCAGAACTCGGCACGCCTAATGGATCTGATGTTTTTCATTCTGCTCTGGGCAATGTTTATCGCCGTCGTATTCTTCACTCGCAGATAAATCCAAATGAGAGAGGCGTACCCTCAACTATTTATCTACCCTGACTTCCTCACAGGAGATGAAGTCAGCTACTGGCAGAAAAAACTCACACATCCCACGTTCTGGCAGCCCGCGTTCTGGCAAGATCCCCTTGCCGAAGATAACCACGGCAACTCGCAACCAGACCACTACACCATCAACCCCGACAACTACGACCCCGGCAACTACGACAACCTAGAACTGTTCCAAGCCGAACAGCGGCTCACATCAAAAATCAACACGCTGATCGAGCATCAGTACGGCGAAAAATTCCTCACCATAAACACATGGTATTTTCGGAAATGGACCGCCGGAATGCGACAAGGCTTACATCACGACGCAGCCGACGGCAACAACCGTCTCGACTTCCACGATCCAAACAACGCTGACGGAGCGCCACCACCCATCGCCTTCCACGACGTTGCCAGCATCCTCTACTACAACGACAACTTTGACGGCGGACACCTCTACTTCAACCGTCCCGAACTTCACATCAAACCGCAAGCAGGCATGCTCGTCACCATGCCCTGCACCGACCACTACATCCACGGAGTGACCCCAGTCACCTCCGGAGAACGTTATATTTCCGCCCACTTTTGGACACGAGCGAAAACCATCGCCATGCTTCAACACGCGCAACTACCCGACAGCTGGCGACACAAATACCGTGACCCGCACAAAGTCGACGACATCTCCCCCAATATGTGACAGAGCCCCCGGTGGTTCTCGCTGAACCGGGGGCTCCGTCTGGGTGGGGGTGAACCGCCGAGGCGGCAAAAATCAACCTAGTAGGTGTCCCACCCTCCCCAGTGCAACTGCACTACAATCGTTCATATAAATCCAAACGATTCGGAGTGGACATGTTGAAAATGACACCGCAACTCGACGAATACGTCGAAGATTACCTGACGGCACGACTCTCATACCTCGACCAGCTGCGACGCCTCAAAGACAAAATCGACGACGAAGTCGCCTCCGTCAAAGACGTCGAACCATACCAACACGAAGTGTTCCGCCGAGACGGCATCATCAGCAACCGCGACCTCTTCTTCGCATTCCACAAAAAACTGTTCATCGAAGCAGCCGAAACCAAAGCCCAAATGAAATACATCGCCGAACTCATCGACCGGCGAGCAGCACAACTCGGCCTCAACACCGCCGAAGTTTGGCGCGACATCTCAGGAAAATTCTGAACATGAGCCACGAAATTGAAATCAACGACGACGGAACCGCCCGCTTCGCATACAACGTCAACGGCGGCCACCCATGGCACCACCTCGGCACACCACTCCACGGCCTCCAAACCGTCGACCAAATGCTCATCGCCGCACAAGCCGACTACGAAGTCCAACTCATGCGACTCGCCGCAGTCGACGACAACGGAGACTTCATCCGCAACCCCGACGGCACCCCCATCCTCCTCTCCGACAGCCGGGCCACCATCCGTCAAAACGACGACGGCAGCTTCGACGAACTCGCCACCGTCGGCACCCGTTACGTCGTCAAACAAAACCGCGAAGTCGCAGAACGCGCCCTCGAAGTCGTCGGAGCCAGCAAAGGCGACGCAGTCGTCGACACCGCCGGAGTTCTCCTCGGCGGCAAACGCTTCTTCATGACCCTCGACCTCGGCACCCTCATCATCGACCCCGACGGAATCAACGACAAAATCCAACGGTACCTCGTCATCTCCTGCGGCCACGACGGCGTCTGGCCCATCCGATACGCCAACACCGACATCCGTGCCGTCTGCAACAACACCGTCATGCTCGGCCTCAAAAACGCGCAACGAGTCTTCACCGCACGCCACACCAAAAACGCGGAAAGCAACGTGGAAGACGCACGTACCGTGCTCGGCATGTCCGTCGACTGGGCCAACGAATTCCGACTCATGGCAGAACAACTCCTCGCCATCCCAATCCACGCCGGCAACATCGACCACGTCATCAACGACGTATTCAACAAACCGTCCGCCTCAGACACCGACCGGAAAAAGAACAACTACCTCGAGCTCAACGAAAAAATCCGGTCCATCTACCACAACCGACGCAACGCAGCCACCTACGGCAACAACGGCTGGTCCCTGTACAACGCCATCGGCGAATACTTGGATCACCACCGTGGAGGAACCGCCGACGACCGGGCAGCAGCCTCAATCGACGACCACTCGTGGGTATCCAAAATCAAAATCGGCACCCAAAAATCCATCCTCAATCTCCCCTGACCAGTCACGTACAATTAGAACAACAGCGAGGAGAACCAGCATGGACGACAACAACGACCGCGGCCTCACCCCAGAACAAATCACAAACATCATTCACACCGTCATCGACCCGGAAACGATGTTTAGAAAAAGGGCCGCCAACGGACTCGTCCGAGAATTTCAAAAAAGATTCGGCGACCTCGGCCTCGTCGACCTCCTCATCGCGCTCGACAACACCGACCGGTTCGCATCAATGATCGTCCTCGAACGAAACGAACTCGAAAACACGATGTTCGCACGACACGGCGTCTTCGACGAAGACATCATCACCAAAGTGCAATTCACCGACGTCTGGGAAAACTTCGTCCACGAAACCATCCACAACAGCGGCCTCGCAGCATCAGCCGCAATCGACGAAGTCGTCGCTACCGAGAAGGCAAACTAACCCGAATACACTGCACGCCCGACGCAATCGGACGCTCAGTAACATAATGAGATTCCTCATCAGGATTATAAATACCTAAACACATCGGGCACTGTGACAACAAACCCGCCTCAACCAGCGTACGGTCAACCGCACCCCTAATAGCAGCATTCAAACCGCGGAAAGCTGCCCTCCGCTCACGCCACCGGCGAAACCGACCAATCACGGCTCACCAACCGTCACCGTCGCAACACGACCATCAGACGACACCACCTCAACGTTCAACGCCTCAACGATAATCGCCGCCACATTCTTCATCTGGTCCGTCAACTCGTCGACATCAACATCGACACCCTCATCCGGATCGTCAGCCAAATCGACCAACACATCCGCAATCTTGTTCACGACCCACAACAACACTTCAGAAGACTGATCATCCATACCCACACACTACCACCAACACCACCCACCACAACAGATAAATCTAAACCGAAACAAGCTCGTCACTCAAACAAAACACCCGGCACCCTCGGCTCCACCCCACAACCCACCTCATGCCCCCAAAAACCCGACAACACACGCTCACCCAACCCAAAACCACCCGACACCGCATGAAAACCCGCCAACAAATCCACCAACACAAAATCGCCCTCCACCCACTCAAACCACGACTGCAAACCCCCCAACCCCAACTGACCCACAACCCAACCAACCAACTCACCCACCAAACCAAACTCCACCCCACCAACCGGAACCCCATCACGCAACACCGCAACCCGCGACACATCCCACACACCAACATCCGGCAACAACCTCAACACCGGACGACCATCCCAATGACGCCACACCACCGGATGCCCCCACAACACCTCCGACACACCCCCCACACACTCAAAAACCACACGCCAACGACCACCAACACACCCATCAACACGCCAACCCAACGGCACACGACCCGGAACATCAAACACCACCACCGACAACCCATCCAACAACCCACGAAACCGCACCGGAACCCGACAAAACAAATCCCGACCATCCACAAACCCCGTCAAACCAGCACCAACCCCCTGCCGACACCGACCAAACCACCAACCCCCCACCAACTGAGGCCAAAACCAATTCGGCGACTCCACATGCCACGGCACCACCACATCACCAACACCACCATCCCCCAACACAAACGAATGATCCTCCACATACCCCCAATCACCATCACAAAACTCCACACCCAACACACCACCCAAACCAACCGCCAACCGCCGCGCCTCACCCAACGACCCAACACCCGAAAACCGCACCACCCCCGAACCAACAAAACCCGACACCCCGGTTCGCGACTCCAAAATCACAACAACCCCCAAACCGGACCCGCATCACAACAATCCACGTCCCACCCCACAGGCAACAACCCCACCGAACGCGCCAACACCCGAGCCCTCGACACAAAAAACACCGCCGACAACCGCGACCCACCAACAGGCCTCACCCCATGCAACGGCCCAGACGGAAACACCACACCCCACCCCGCCCGCGGAACCACCTCAACCCCCAACTCAGGAAAAAACAACTCCCCACCCACACCAACCGACTCCAAAAACAAAACCACCGAAAAATCAGCCCACCGATGCCACAACTGACCCGAAACCGTCAACACCCCACCATCATCAAACACATCCGAATGCGGCACAGCCCACTCCCCAACCCGCCACTCACGCACCGAACCCCGCCACACCACCACCGGCTCACCACACACACCCTCAACAACATCAGACACAACACCCCACACACCCTCCAAAAACCCATCCACACCCACACCAACACGCCTCACCGCCCACTCCGGATCCCCATCCCCATCAGGAACAGCCAACACCGAACCCGAACGAACCCCATCCACAACAACAGACGGATCCCCAGAACACCACACAAACTCCGAAATCACCCCACCAAACTACCACACACACCAAAACAGATAAATCTAAAACAAACACTGCGACCCCAAAAAAATCGTACGGCACCCCCCTGCGGCATCGATCGCGATTGGGAAGGCTCGGGGCTTCTGACCTGTTGTGGTGGTTCGTGTTTGTGTCGTGTTGTGGTTTGGGGTTTGGGTGGGTACGATCGTGGCTGTTTGTATTAGCTACGTTCTGAGGAGGGCGTGATATGAGAGCTGTTGTTGCAGGTGATGTTCACGGGAACATCGATCATTTGTACATGTTGTTGGATGTTTGTGAGTCGTATGAGGCTTCGTATTTGATCGCATGTGGTGATTTCGGGTTTTGGCCTCACATGGAGTGGGGTCGTGAGTTTCTCGATGAGGTCGAGTTGGGTTGCGCTGATCGTGACGTGACGTTGATCTGGATCGATGGGAATCATGACAATCATGACGTGATCGCTGAGATGCAGTCCGATCCGTTGACTGGATGGGATGGCGAGTTGATGCGTGTGTCGTCGCACGTGTGGCACTGCGGACGTGGAGCCGCGTTCGAGTTGGGCGATTTGTCGTGTGTCGGGTTCGGCGGTGCGTACAGCGTCGATTGGATGCATCGTGATGAGGGCGTGTCGTGGTGGGCGGGCGAGCTCATCACGCGCGAGCAGGTTGACGCGTTTCGTGCGCGGGCGGATGCGCGAGCGTGTGCGAGCGGGCGGGCGGGCGTGGACGTGCTGTTCACGCATGAGGCG